AGTTCTTTGATAAGTTCTTTGATAAGTTCTTTGATAAGTTCTTTGATAAGTTCTTTGGTTTTTATACTACAGATGTTAAATTATCAGATAAGTTCTCATCTATTAATTCAACACGCGATGTAAATTTTTCAAATAGGTAAAAAACTCCGAATATTAACAATATAATAGTATTAATACCAGTAATAGTTAAATATAATGGGTCGTATGTTTTAATTGCCATATATAATGATATAATTGATATAATTCCCCAAATAAAAAAGAATACTATAGACGCGCCTATTCCTACTTTTTTTTCTGTCATGTTCTATTTTAATTATAAGTTAATTTATGAGGAAATCTATCAATTTTTATTGGTAATATTCAAATATGTCTTTTATTTTACAAAGCAATGAAAGGCACGCATAACGAATACTATTTGTTAACTCAATTTAAAACAAGAATTATAATTATAATTATTTATTAAAAATTATTTCAGAACAACTTTTACAATAACTATTTTTAAAAAAACCATAATATGAATTTAATAAATTAGAACATTTATGACAATAAAAATCTTTACAAATACAACACGTATTATCTTTATTAGATATGCTATTAACTTTACAATTTTTACATTTAATTAAATAAGATAATATTTGGTTAGATATATGAGAGTCGAACATTATATATATACAATAAGATCTATTTAAATATATTAAGTGAACTTTTATCTTGTTATGATTTACCAGTTATAATTTTTAGTATATCATTTCCATATTTTTCAATTCTCTTTTCTCCTAGCCCCTCTATTTTTTTAAAATCATTTATATCTTTTACTTGTATACTTAATAAAGAAGTAATTGTTGCATTAGGAAATACCTGATATACTTTTACATCATTTTCATCGGCTTTTTTCTTCCTATATTCTTTTAATTTATTTTCAAAATCATCGGGTAGAACAAATGCTTCCTGATTATTTGATTTTTTATGCAAAGATATTAGTTTGATTTGATAAATTTTATCTTCTATATCATTAACCTTTTTATTTGCTTTAATCCATTCTTCTCCTTTCTTATTTAATTTAATTACAGAACCAAATGTTGTCTCTAATTTAACTTCAATTAAATATTCATTAATTATTAGATATCTTATAATATCTTTTATAGCTTCTTTCTTTGTATTTTTTAATTTTCCAAACACACTCATTTCTTTAATAATAGAATTAATTTTTTTCGATGCTGCCCCGTATAATATATCAACTAACATTGTAGAACCAAAGTTATTTTTTAAGTTTTTAATTAATTTTAAAACATAATAACATTCTTTTGTAATATCTTGTTTGTCTTCTTTCTTGGTAGATAAACAATTATCACAATGTCCACAATCATTAATATCCTCGCCGAAATACTTTGTAATATACTTCATTCTACAAATACTACTATTTACTAACTTTTCCATTTCTAAAATTCTTTCCATCTGTTTTTTTTGAAATTCTATATCTGGTATTTTATTTAAAAAACTTTTATTAATATTAAAATCATTATTACTCCAATATACATGTATATTACTAGTTTTACCATCTCTTCCTGCTCTACCAATTTCCTGATAAAATGATTCCATATCTTTAGATACCCCGTAATTTATTACAAGTCTAATATTAGGTAAATCTATACCCATACCAAAAGCAATTGTAGCAATAATTATATTAATTTTCCCTTTCATAAAATTTTTTTGTATTTTAATTCTTTTCTCATTTGATTTTCCGGCATGATAAGACTTTGATTTAATTCCATAATCTTTTAGTTTTAAGACAAATTTATCAGTTTCATCTTTTGTTTTACAATAAATTATAGTTTTATCAGTTGGACCAACCTGTTTAATTAATTCTACAATCTTTTTTTGGTCTTCATTTATATTAATTTTTTTAGTTATATTTATATTTAAATTTTCTCTATAAAAACTAGATATGATTATATTTACCTTTTCTAGTTTTAATACTCTTGTTATATCTGATATTATTTTTGGTGTAGCAGTTGCTGTTAATGCTAATATTGGAACATTACTTACCCACTCTTTTAATATACCCAATTCTTTATATTCAGGTCTAAATTCACCCCAGGTACTAATACAGTGACTTTCATCTACTGCAACTAATGAGATAAGATTCTTATTAGCCATTTCTAATATAAAATCTTTGGAATTAAATAAGTATTCTGGTGAGATATAGATAATACCGGTTTGACCATTTAATAAACTATACTTGTCGTTTTGTTTATTCGAATTATTACTATTTAAACAATATACTGGGATATTTAGACTTTCCAATTTTATTTTTTGATCTTCCATTAGTGAAATTAATGGTGAAATGACAATAACACTTTTTTTTTGAATTAGATATGGTAATTGATAACATATACTTTTACCATATCCAGTTGCTAGAATACCAATTGTATCACGTTTATCAAGTATACTATTTATGATTAATTCCTGTTTATCTTTTAGTTTATCATATCCAAAATGTTTATTTAATACTTCATTCATATTTATATAATGTAATATAATTTAGTCTTAAAATCATAAAAATATCAATATTTTTATTTACAAAATAAGTTCTATATAAATTTACTTTACGTGAAAAATATTTCAATTTAAATAAAAATCTTTAATTTTTTTCTTATATAAAGTATATATATGCTTGAACTTAAACATATAGTTGAATTTGTTGGTACATTTATCTTTTTAAATGTTATCATTAAAAATGTCAAAGGAGGTGTTGCTTGGGCAGCATTCCCAATTGCTTTAACTTTACTTGCTGTTATCTTCTGGGGTGGGTCTATCTCTGGTGGACACTTTAATCCAGCTGTAACAACCATGTTCTTCTTAGATGGAGCTCTTTCTATGCAAGATGCTATTATGTATATTGCTGCTCAAATATTAGGTGCTTATGGTGCTTTAATGTTCTATAAAATGAACATTGCTAAATCTGCCTAATAAATCTGCCTAATAAATCTGCCTAATAAATATGGCTAAATTTATTATTTTATATAGTTAACTATTAAAATAATAAATTGTTAAAAATAATAAAATTTAACAATTAATAACTACATATTCAATTAAGATGTAGATCATATAATGTATTAAATAAAAAATTGAAAAATGAACGATCTACACCTTAATTAAATTTGATATGTCTTCGTTTGAGAATAAAGCTGACTGTAAACGTTCCTCTGATGGAACAGAGACTACGTCTCAAGTACTAAGTACCAAATCTACGCATAATGGTCCAGATAAAATAATACTATTGTTAGATAGGTCTGGTTCTATGACAGTAAATGGGTTATGTCAAGCACTATTACAAGGTGTAAATTCGCTAATTAGCGAGCAAAAAGAAGTAGCTCAGGATTCTGGGACTAACCCAGATATTGAAGTATATGTTTTTAATCAATCTATAGACCTTATTCGTACGGGTAAAATTATGGATATTACCGAGATTTCAGAAGATGAAGTAATGCCCCGTGGTGGTACTGCCCTTAACGATAGCATAGCTCATGTTCTTGATAGTAACAAGGACAATTCTAATGTTCTATATTTCATCTTCACCGATGGAAAAGAAAATAGTAGTGGCAAGCACCGTGGGGATGATGGTCGTCAATATTGCAAGAGTTTAATCACATTGTACTCTCGTGAAAACAATTGGACAGTTATTTTTGGAGCAGCTAATATTGATGCTTACCATACCGGAGCACAGTATGGTATTACTTCTGATAATGCTTTCAATGTTTCACCAGATGCATCTACGGTTACTAAGATGATGCGAGAATTTAGTGGTGCAGTTCATACTTCTTCAACTAATGGTAGACCAATTGATATAACTAGTGTTAGACAAGCGAGTGAACAAACTCATGTTAAAGATACAACACCGGGTTCTATGACTCCCCCACCGTTAGCTCGTTGTAATGCACACGTTTGTACCATGCCTGAAACAGACGCTCCATCTGAAACTTCACCACCTCTAGATAGTAAAGTATCAGTGAGAATTGATGGAGAATAGGAGTAAACATTTATTTTATGAACCTTATTTATTATAATCTTTAATAATATTATTTTGTCTTTATTCTCAATATTATATTGTTCATATCTCATTAAAAAGTAATTAATTTGAACATCTTGATATCCAAGTTTTTTATAAAATTCTAAACTAGATTTCAAAGAGTGTAATATAATTTCAGTTTTACTTTTCTTCTTGTCAATAAAATCATAATATTTCTCAAGACTAAATCTACCAAGTCCCTTATTTCTTAGTTCTGGTAATACACCAAACATAAAAATAATATATCTTCTTTTTTCTTTTAGATTTAATACTCTTTTATCTACAATAGTAGATATAATATCATCATATGATATCTTACCAGATAACGAAACAAATAATATTCTATTTTTTTTACCATTATATTTAGTATTACAAACTCTATCAACATAAGAGGCATTAATGTTATCTCCAAATTTATGAACAAATTTTGATTGATTTTTTAATTTAGAATCTTGATAATTTTTAAACTTGATAGATTTTTTACTTACTTTATTTTCACCAGTTAAAGTCTTGTAACTTTCATATATTAGGTCGTCCATAGTAAATACAAAAGTTTTTTGTAAATCTAATGACATATTATCTTATAATATCTAATGTTTAACTAAAAAATTATAAATTGATCTACTTTGTTAAACATAGATATAGGTAAGTTATTAAATTAACCTGAAATATTTCTGATAATCCGGTTCAAAATTTAAAGATGTAGTCTAACAAATTGGATCAAAATATTGATATTTATCATTCATATAAAAATTGAAAAAATTTATTTATATTATACTTATTAGGATTTGTGATGATGTCATCAAGAAATTCATTAACATATAATTGTCCTCCATCTCAAATTGGAGGACATCAAGTACTGGTTGTAAAAGTTAACACTCTACGCAGCTATACCGGAGTATCAGGTTCGCATTCAGCAGAAAATGCAGAAGCAGCATCCAAAGCGTATGCATTAGGCCTAAATCAAGTAACCATAGATGATCCAGGATACACAGGGACTCAAATATCACATGTTGGTACAGGACTAGGTGCTATCCAAGTTATTCGTCGCGGTTCTAATCCACCTGCTATAACAGTAGCAGTTCCAGGTGGTATTATTTTTAATGGTGCTATAAATGTTCCAACAATTGTTCATCACATCGGAATCAAACAAACCCAAAACTGTGGTCATTGTGGGTCAAACAACCATTCTTCCAATCAACATAAATGCGGTAATTGTCAACGATACGGACATAGAGCTCGTTCTTGTACTAGTCATAAAGGAATACATTCTAGTGGCTATGGCGGATATGGTGGTTCTGGTGGACATGGCGGTTCTGGTAGCTACGGTGGGCATGGCGGTTCTGGTGGACATGGTAGTTCTGGAGGATATAGCGGACGCAGTGCTCAGGGTGGTTCTTCAACTGTTCTCAATAGTGGTAAACTAGCAACCTTTGGAATGTCTCACAAGTCTCACGGGCCTTAGATAGAAAGATTGAAATATTTATTTAATTTATATTATATCATATTTATATGGAATATTACCATCACGAAGATTATCATAATATCACATATGTACCAATCGGAAATATAGCTATTAGCAATCCGATTATATCAGCTATTAAAAACACAGGAGGGGCAATTAAGAAAGGAACTAAGATTGACTCAAAATCTCCATCTTTTGGACAATTGAATAGAATGGCACAGTTTAATAATTTTTTGGAAGATACTTATCCTCCAGTTGTACTTAGCCAAATAGGAACTAGTTCTTTTTATAGAATTATTGATGGTCGACACAGAATAGCTTCATCAATTGTTAATAATATGTCATTTGCACCGGCGGTGATACACTAATATGTTGAAACAAAAATCTAAATTAATACCAAGTGTTATTTTTATGTATTATATATTTAAATATATATTACATAATAACTTAAATGAGTATAAATGAAGAATGTACTTTTGCAGTATGTGGACCTGTTGATGCCGGCAAGTCCTCACTTATTGGAGTTTTAACTTCAGGCGAACTAGATAATGGGAGAGGTCATGCCAGGTCAAAGATACTTATTCATAAACATGAATTAGAATCAGGTCGAACTAGCAATATTACGTTTAATCCTCTTAAATATAATAAAAATGAAAAAGGAATACACTTGGTTTCTACTAAAGATAATAAGAGAGAATTATTAAAAATTAGTGACAAGAAATTCGAAAAAGAAACATCAAAAATAGTTTCATTCATTGATTTGGCAGGACATGAGAAATATTTAAAAACTACAGTATACGGTGTCACTGGATTATTTCCAGATTATGGTATTGTTGTTATTGGGGCAAATACTGGTATCACCAAGTTAACTAGAGAACACATTGGAATTTTATTTTATTTAAAAATACCCTTTATAATTTGTATTACCAAGATAGATTTGGCACCAACTCATGTATATCAGAAATTATGCAATAGACTTAAAAATTTATTAACCAAAAATACTTATGGTAAAATAGTTTATTTCATAAGTGATTCTGATAAAAAAGATACAGAGACGTCACATTATATTGATAATATGTTAGGAAATCCAGATATTATACCAGTCATTTCTATTTCAAATAAAGATGGTAAAAATATAAATAATCTACATTTAATTCTATCACAAATACCAAATCGTGATAAATGGAATAAAAATGAAGTAAATGGTAGTATTGTTTATCTTGATAGTACTTTTCAAGTTCCAGGTATTGGATTAGTTTTATCAGGAATGGTAAAAGGAAATGAAATTAAAGTTAAAGATAAATTATATTTAGGACCCGCAGGTGGAATGGTTCATCAAGTTCAAGTTAGAACTATTCATAACTCCATAAGAGAAAATGTTAAAGAAGCAAATGATCAGGGCCAATATTGTTTTTCTGTTAAATTTACTAATCCTAAAAGTTGTCTAGAAAGAAGACAAATAAAAAAAGGAATGGTATTACTTGATAATTTAGAAAATTGGAAAGGTAATATTGTTAGAAAATTTAATGCACGTATAACAATATTACAACATTCTACAACAATCAAGCATGGATATTCTCCTGTTATTCATTGCGGACCAATAAGACAATCAGCAAAAATTAAACTGTTAGAGGAAGATATACAATTAAGAAGTGGTGATAATTGTTTAGTTGAATTTACATTTCAATATCATAGCGAATTCATTGAAAAAAATATGATATTTTTCTTTAGAGATGGTAATACGAAGGGTGTAGGTGAAGTAATTAAACTGATTCAACAATAAAACCATTTAATAAATAATCTTTCTTACCTTCAATTTCGATAGAATATAAAGGAAAGTTGTCTGATAATTTATAAACGTCAGCTTTACCATTTAAAAAAAGATTTCTTCCTTTTAATATAATTTTTTTTATTTTAAGATTATTCTTTATTGACATTACTATATTAGAGTAAGGTAGATTTAGTCCACATTTAGATTTTTTAATTAATATTACTTTGAATAATTTATCTACAACTGTAACTATAACGTTTTTGACTACTACGTTATTTCCAGCAGAATCTATAATAATGTCACCACTATTAATTTCACTAATATTTATTGCTTTATTCTTAGTTTCAATTAAAGTATCGGGGCCGAAACCAACTTGTAGTTTACTATAAGGAGTCATATCATATTTAAAAGTTATATCTTCATTGCCAATACTAATAAATATTTCATTTGAATTTATAAACTTTGTTTTTATAACTGAATTCGAGTTCATATTATACTCTATTTCATTAATATTAAAAATAATAGGTTTATTTAATAAATTCTTTATAATAAAACTAAACTCATTATTACTATTAAAGATTTTTAAGATTTTAAAATAATTGTTTTCATTCATATTATCATATTATAGAAAATTTAATTACTTGGGGATACAATTTCATGAACCATATCTTTGCAAGTCATCACTCTCATTCTACAACAATATCTACGCACTTTTATTTTTTGCAAAAGTTTACTTACTTCTTTCTCCTGTTCTTCTTTTGAAATTTTAGTATTAGAGCATATTTGATTTTTATCTTGTTCGTATTTATGAACAATGTTTCCAATAAAGAAACCACATGTAGGACATTTGGAATAAATCATTTAATTATATATAAATAACATATATATTTAAATTTTATATCAATTTTTCTTAGAACAAGTTACTGGTTTTTCATATAGCGAAATCATTATTTTTAAGTGGTTACAAAGTACAAATTTAACATATTATTCAGAAATTAACTTGTAAGACCATACTAAACCCATTAAATAAACAGGAGAAGCAACAGCTAATACTGTAAGAGATGAATAATTATATAAATCTAAATTATTAACCATGTCATACAATAAATATGACATGACTGGTATTCTAATAAAACTATACGAAAATTTTTGAATTTTTTTATAAAAGGAAACTTTTTCCTCTGTCTCTCGTGTTCTTTTATCAACGTGTAAATTATGATATATGATATATGAGGATAAATTAGATAATTCACCAGTTAAGAGTATTAAATGTACCCCATTGAATACATAGTTATGATTAATTAAATACAGAGCTGCAAAATGATGATATAAATAACAATATCTTAATAGAGTCATCTTATCGAATCTAAGAATATAATAAGAATCATAAATGAAATAACCAATAGAAATATTCTGAGATAATATATTTAATGCTTCACATCCAGTTAAAAGATAGGTACAATTTATAATAACACTTGATGAAGCATGACAAGCAGCAACTAAATTTCTAGCATTTTTTTTATTAAAATAATTTTCGAATATGTTATTTATCATATAATAACCTGAAAATAATCCGAAATCTCTTATTAACATAAGTATAGGTATACCTAGAAAATAAAATAATTTTTTAAACCCATCTGCTCACTGTAGCAATAGTCATTTCGAGTGGTATCACACTAACACCATCTTCTGCAAAAACAAAACTACCAGAATCTGCAGGTGTAGAACCCCCAGATAGCATAGCAGTTATATGTGGCTTGCCAGAAGAAATCTTAACATCCTTTCCAGCCGAATCAATGACTCGGGATACACGAAAAGCGGAAGCACCGTCACTCTCTCGAATTACATATTTATCAATGAACACCATGCACTGTTCACCAATAGGTACGGGTTTTGTACCAGGAACCTTCTTGGGATTAAAGACTTGGGTCAAGTGCCCGCACACCATCTTGTCCTTGAACCGAAAGTTTGGATCCAATTTCTGTATTGCAGCAACTAGAGGTGAACGGTCTACTACTTCCAAGCCCACATAAGTGGTGTCAACAATAGACTTGGTTAGAATTGCAGTAGGTGGAGGTGTATCCAACAAGTTCTGGTAATCAGTTAGGATTGTTCCCAAAGGCAAACGCAATGCCATCAACTCTGTAAAATTAGATTCTACAAAATCGGCCATCTTGTTTTTCTTGAGTGCATCTGCTGCATTTGCTTCCAATTTACCATCCATCCGGAAGGAAGGAATAACAACTGCTTTAGATTCTACTGTCAAGTCTTTCCAGTTACCAGTGGTAAACTTAATGACATCATCCATTGGACACTCAATGCGTCCTACCATCATCATGTCGCCATTTGTTGAACGGTTCTTAACACCTGCCAATGCAATTGCCAAGTACAGTGGTGAACTAGTATTATTGCTAGTAGCAAAGAAAACTTGAGCTCCAGTATCCATGGCAATCTTAAGATAAGCTTGATATTGTTTGGGGTTAACATTACATCGACTTACCACAACATCATGTCCATTAAGAAGATGCCACATTAGCTGGAACTGTGTCACTTTCGTGTCTCCCCAGCACATGTCTTGTTCTACCTGGACAACATCTAGCAAGTTTGTCACAGTTGACTTGCCAGTACCTTGGATGGCCTGCATAAACAGACACTTGGCACAACTAGTGGTTGGGATAACCTCTAGTTCGGGTGAACTGAGATATTCGACCGTATTAAACTCGCCAAAGTCATCGGGTGTCAAGGTAATGTCAATTGAATCTGTTTCTATCAGAAATTCTTGCCAATAGTTATTGAAACCATTAGACAAGACTCCTCTAGTCGCAACTACAGGTTGATGGTCCAACACAGATGCTGGATAACCCTTGGTAATTCCCATCCAAATGACAAACTGGAACAACTGTGCGGTGACTCGAATGGAAGCATCGGTGTTTAACCCATGATAGTCTGCTGTCTCTACAACGCGGGTCATCAATCCCGAGAAGAATTTAGTTGGATTTCCTTTCCACTTTTCTCGTGCCATACGCTTGAATATGTAGGATGCACTCTTGGATTTGCAAAGCATCTCCTCGTTAGTGACAATGTTTCGGATTACCAAAACGTCTCCTTCATCCTGAGAACAACGTGCTAACTGAAAAGCTAGATGGAACTTCTCAATAGAGTCACCTGGAGTATAAACTACTTTTGAAGAAACAGTTCGAAGTCCTACTTCATTCAACATCTGAATGGTTTCATGGTTATTTTCCGAAACACCGTCTCGGAACAAACCAATCCAAGCTACTGTATTGTCACCTGGTGTAAAATGGAGTCCATCTTCCAACTCGCCAAGAAGAGTCCAATTACCAGTAGTAAAATGGTCCATGAGTTTAAGTAGCGAGTCCTGGTGACACAGGATGTCCTGTCCCAAAGCCTGTAGAATATCGGATAGGTCCGTATCTTGTTCCAAGAAAGTAGAGAGCAGACTCAACTCTACTGTGCGGTGAATATTCTTGGAACCGAAAATGACATACACTATGTCATTGTGAAGGAAAAGCTTGCAGATAACAAACTTTCCATTTGCCTTGGATGTCTGAATAATAGCACATTGGTTCTCACTGGACCAAGTGGCAGCTCTCTTCATTGAGAAGAGAACTACTCCGCTATTATCATCATCGTCCCTAGAGTCCTTTCCACTAAACTTTCGGGGACCTGTCAAGTCTGTGACAAAGATACCAGTATCTGTGTCGAATATCAGGGTCATACCACGATATAGTAGACTTTGAAGGTCGGGGTTCTGCTGATAAACTTCATCATCTGCTTTACCCTTGGGTGGTTTTGGTGAAAACGTGTAGGTTGTCAAGTTGCCTTGAACTTGTTTTCGGGTTGAAATTACCTTGTTAAAATGATTTGTATCAGATGGAAGTTCAACACCGCATGAACGGTGATATGCTTCGAAAATCTGAATATCTGTCTTATTTTCACAGGTAAAAGAGGTACTGGTTATATGGTCCATTGGACCATTAAACTGCGATGTTATTACGTGACTAGGTATTTGATTATACGTCATCGAAGAAATAAAATAATATGGACCTATATACATATATATATTTCAATTTTTATTTTTTCGGGTATTGAAATGTTTATAAAATAACGTATTATCACAGTACTTCAGTACTAAGAAAGTACTTTGGTAAGAGTATTCCACTCTCATCTCCTGGAGTTAGGATAACATTGTTTGAAGATCTATAAAATTGAATACCATCTTCAATTGCTAATGTCATATTAATATAAATTTTCCTATTACATGTTGCTCTCTTTCCACTTTTAGCATCTTCCGAAACTGCAATGTGAATATGTTTTCTTGACATACGCGATAGACCATTTGTTAGAATGGAATCAATATATTTAGAATAAGTACCATGAAAACATCCTTCAATTGGAATAGTAATTAATTCTAACATCGAGTCATCATTTAGATGACCACTACTATGACCTTGATTAGCTCTAATATATAGATCATGTCCTTTGGTTATTAAACCAAAGCGACTTTTGTTATCATTGCTAACGATAATGTGTATATCTGCGTCATTTATATTTTTAAATAATGTACTGTCTGATTTTATAATTAATGAAACTTTAACGTATCCATTATTATCATGATCAAATTCATCTAATTGATGACGAAGTATATATGTCATTCTTTTACCTACTGTTCTTAATTGATTATTCATCAATATATTTAAATAATATATTAAAATTTATTTTTTCAAATTTTTTATAAACTATATTAATGATAAAAAAAGTATTAATTTCAAGTGTATTATTATTTGTTATTGATATATTATGGTTAAAATTTTATATGACTGGTAAATATGAAAATATGATATATACAATTCAAAATTCAAAGTTAAAGGTAGATCTGGTATCTGCAGGACTATCTTATTTTACGTTATGTTTTGCTCTTAATTATTTTGTTTTACCTTATGTAAAAACAAATGATTATGGTCTATTATCACATAGTTTTGTTTTTGGTCTAGTAACATATGCTGTTTATGACTTTACATGTGGTGCAATCTTCGAGAAATGGGATAAAAAATTAATGATTATAGATACAATATGGGGAGGAGTTTTGTATATGATTACAACCTATTTGACTAATTTAATCGTAAAGAATTAAAATAATCATAACGGTAAATAAGTATAATTAATTATTAAATATATAAAATTTTATTATCTGTTAATTTATAATATGTCTGACAGAAAAAAACTAAATCAAGCATTATTTCCATCTTTTAACCCAAATCAAAATGGATGGGATAATAAAGAATCAGAAACAATATCTGAAATTAAAAGTACATATGAAAAAGAAATAATTATGCAGGAATCCAAAACAAAAGAACTTGCAAAAGAACTTTTACCTCATCAAAAAAGTATTGAGGATATTGTCTATGATATAAGAATAGTGTTCTTTAAAGTTTTAGAAATATTATTAAATAAACAAAATCCAATATCATATATATTATCAGAAAGTAAAAATCAATTTTCATTTTGTTTAATAATTATTATAATAGGAATTTTAATGTTATTAATATCAAATCTTTTAAAATAAATTAACTATTTGATTTTAATAATATTAATATCAAATCTTTTAAAATAAATTAACTATTTGTTTTTTTAACTCACTTCCATTATTCTCAAAAGAATAAACTATATCTATAATCACTTTTTAGGATTATAGAAATAATTTTAATAAAGGTTGTAAAATAAATTAAATATGGTATTTTGATGGTCCACATTCTTTTCTACAAACTGGACATTTATAATTATACTCTTTTAACCATTTTATAACACAATCAGTATGAAACCCATGATTACATGAAAGATTTGAGTATTTTTCATCTTTCTTCATATCCATCATACAAATACTACATTTTTCAGACAAATCTTCTTTTAAAATTTCAGTGCTGATTTCTTCTAATGCATCATCATCCAAGGTAACCTTAACATCTTCCATATTATTAGAACTTTGTAAATTCATTGAACTTAATAAATTAGTAAAATTATTAATAAAAGTTTCAGGATTAGTACTTGTATTTAGATTTTCAAAGTGATGAAAGTTATTATCTGTATTTAAACTTGATTCATCATTATTATAAGACATTACTCCGGGCGAATTTATCAAGTTATTAAATAATTGATTAATTTCTTGAGTAGCAATATCTTCGTCCGAATCAATATATTCATCAGAATCATTGTCTACTTGGTTTATAATATCATCATCAGAATCATTATCTACTTGATTTAAAATATCATCATCTGAATCATTATCTACTTGGTTTAAAATATCATCATCATCATTATCTACTTGGTTTAAGATATCAGCGTTATTCACAACTTCTGAATTAACAATTGAATCATTTTGATTATTAATATTTAATAAAAACGATGCGATATTATTTGAATCCAATAAAACTCTTGGTGTCGGTACAATATTAGAAATAAATTCCAAAGTAAAATCTATATTAAAACTCTTATAGAAATCTACTAATATATTAGTTATTGTATCATCGCAATTATTTTTACTCTTAAGATATAATTTTAATTCTTTTATAATAGATACTTCGTCCATCATACTATCTTGAAAATTTATTCTCAGAGCGAATAGTTCATCATTTAAAATTGACATTGTTATATTATTTAATTACGATTTTTTTCTTTATTCAATTTTTATAGGAAATATATAGAATAATACTTTGTAAATAATACTTGGTAAAGGTTAAGAATAATTGGCGATTGTCATTATCGAAAATATATTTATTTTATAGGTAAATTAAGAGGTATTTTGTGTGTTATATCGTCACCCTCAAAATACATAACAATTAGATAACTATTAAAATTTTTAAAATAACTTTCTATTTCGTTTATAATTTTTTCTGTGATAAAATTTTTAACAATATATGGAGGATATTTCCAACTAATATCAGTTGTATCATCTTTTAATTCATCAGTATAATATATTTTGATTGAATATTTATTTTTTATTGCAAAATTAATATCAGATTTAAATTTATCAACTTGTAAACTAAATGAATTCATTATATTAAATAAGAAAATAATTAATAACATTCTATAGTATTAACGAATCTATTAAATCGTGTTATAAATTCAGGATGTTTTTTATAAAAATATACATTTGAGTTATCTATTTTTGTATTTATAAATTCATCCAAGTATTTATCAGTTGTATTAATTGATTTTACTTTTTTAGTATTATTTATAAATATATTAGAATAATCTATTCCTGGCGAATCACTATCAGTATCAGAATCAGATTCAGATTCATCTGAACTTTGTTTAGTACCATTAATAGATGTATCAGAATCTGATTCTGATTCGATAAATTCTATATCATTCTCATTCTTTAATTTATTAGTATATGATTCACAAGTGTCTGATTCATCAGTATCACTTTCATTAATATTTTTATAATAAATATTGATGGATTCAGATAATTTTTTAATAGTATCTTCGTGGTATCTGTCAGATTCAATCGAATTAACTATATGATCAAGATATGTCTGAAAAGTTTTTATATTAACCAAGTAATCTTGTATTTGTTGGGACATTATTATAAGGATATATATTAAAGCTTTAAATTTATCATTTTTTTTTATATTTAGAAAAGAAACAATAAGTATAGATAATATGACTTCTGAATACGAAAAATTATTATCATTAGTTAGTAAAATAAATAAATGCCAAGGTGAGAAATGTTTAATATGCCATTTTCCAGATAAAGATGAAAATCTTATTAAATTAAAATGTCACCATTATTTTCATTTTCATTGTATATCTTCAAATAACAAATTAAAAGAAAATATTAAATGTCCATATTGTGATAGAATTTCAAAAATAATTAAAAACATTGATCATTGTAAATATACATTACAAAAAGGTCCTAATAAAGGGAAAGAATGTGGACGAAATAATTGTAAATACCATATAACGAATCCTATTATAAATAAATTAAAAATAAATAAACTGAAATCTGACAAGCAATCTGACAAGCAATCTGACAAGCAATCTGACAAGCAATCTGACAAGCAATCTGACAAGCAATCTGACAAGCAATCTGACAAGCAATCTGACAAGCAATGTAAATCAATAATTAAATATGGTCCGAAGAAAGGCGACCAATGTTGTAGAATAGATTGCGGGTATCATAAATCTAAAAATATAATTGTTTGAAAGCAATTAACATTTAGTTTTTCGATTGCTTTGTAAAATAAAAGAATTATACTAAAAAATATTACAATTTAATCAACAAAATCGCAGTTTCCATCGCTATCATTACTATCAGTTAGTTTAATATCATTTAAGAATAATATCTTGCTCTTAACTATATTATTTCCATCGGGTCCCTTATTTATTTCAAATTTAGTATTATATCTATAAAATCTTTTTCTTTTATCAACAATCTTCTTTAAGAATTCAACTTCATTAAGATGAGTACGATAATACTGTACTTTTTTCCAAGTTTCTTTAATAACAGAATATATATTATTAATAAACCATTCTTCTTCTTTCTTTATTTCAACGTTGTGACATTTAGGCAATTTCCAATAAATTATCTTATCAAAAAAATAATTATCTGCTAATTTAGGATTCTCTATTTTCCAATTTGAAATGGTGTTTACACACCAGTAATCATATTCTTCCATTGTTAAATCTAATCTAGGAGGATATAAAAATTTTGCTTTAAATTCATGACAATCATTACTGTTAGTAGGGTCTAAATCATATTTATGAGGTAATAATTGTATAATACAACCTCTTGTAATTAATGGATTAATATCTGATTCTTTACCAGTATCTCCTTCTGCAAACTTGCATTTAAATTTTGTATCTTGTAAATATTCATCTCTTGTTTCATATTCTATTAATTGACATTGCCAAAAATCACATTTATCTAAATCACAACAAAGTAATTGTTGTTGAATCTGACAATAATAATAGAAAGGACAAATAGTACCACGAATCTTTCCTTTAGTATAAATAGGCCTTGTTACCGGACATTTAATCTCTAACATTGTTCCTAACCGATCTGAAAATTTACCATCCAAAGTAGATTTTGAACAAATACCATCAGGTGAAGCTGCTAACATTGGATATTTATCACTGGGTAAACATCCAAATTCTGTAACTTTATTATTATAGATATGTTCATATATCATTGTTGCAACTTGTTCATGTTTCTTACCATGATGACAATGTATATTATCATGAAATGGAAAGTCGGGGTCACATTTTTTGACAATAAAATTTTCAAAAGGTTCATANGGATTAAGATCAACAGCAGTTGCTGTGTCCGACGCTGTAACTCTAAGATGTCTAAATTCGTACCATGCTTTAGTTCTTTGTTCGGGTTGTGGTGTATGAAATAACTCTTGAAAGTGAGCTTCTAACTTTTTGTATTTACTTGGAACTTTTATTATTTTTGTATCAACTTCATCTATTGTAAATTTTTTATCTAGGTCTCTAAAACATTTTTGACCATTAGAGAAATTAAGTTCTTTATTATAGATAAATTTAGGTGAAAATAATCTAGTAAAGATATTTTCTATATCTGTGAATGTTATTTCTGGATATTTATTTTTAATAGGAGTCATTAAACTCATAATATAACTATTAATTGCATTTTTTTCAAATAGTTGATCCTCAGATAAATTTTTATCTTTCATTAGAATATCAACTTCTTTTTGAACATCTAAGATTACATCAGATAATCTACCAAAACTCATAATTTTATAGTAAATATATAATTATAATAATATTTAAATCAATTTTTTTTAAAAATTTGGAAGATACGCGCATAATATTTTAATTAAAAAAAAATGTCCAAAAACATCTTAAACACATTTCAATTTATAAATATATAAGGTATGTTAACCTTCCATTACATCATGTGTGATGTACCAAATAAAGATAAATATCATATAAAAAAACTTATTTTTATAGAAAATAAGTTAAATAATACAGATGATATGATCTTAAGTTTGGTACAGTTTAATAAACTAAAAAATAGTATATCAGATAAAGAGTACACTTTAATAAATGACTCTACTATTAACATTGATTCGTTCTTAAAAAATATTAACCTAATAAAACCGGTATATTAACAGAATAATGAAAGAGGTATAAGAAAAAGTTATCTTATATATTAATGAATATCGCGAGTTTATCCAATAACCTAGAAATTAAATATTATAAAAATGTAATTAACCATTGTAAAAAGTCAAATATTAAATGTAATAAATTTGAAAATAAGTTAAATGATATTAAAAATTCAAAATTAACTATATCAGAGAGTGAAAATACAGAATCTGAAAAACAAAATAAAAAACAAAATGAAGATAAAAACGAGAACCAAACCGAAGATGAACCTCGAGATGAGAATAATACATCAGAATTGAAAGAGGTAGTGTATTCTGATGATTATTTATATAAAAGAAAATGGACTAAACTGTCGAATGTCCATAAAATAATAAAAGTAAAAGAGTTTGTTTCTAAATTATTGATTGATGATATGAAGGATAAGGATATTTTAAGAGATGAATTAGTTGATTTAATTAAAAATAGATATTTAACAAAAAAAGACACAGTTAAATATGATGAAACTAAAGGGAATGTAATAGCAATTCCCATATTAACATTCAAAAATGGAAAATACAGTATTAAAAAGTAAATAAATTCAAACAAGAATAAAAAATATTGAATTTATTTTGTTTATATTAATGATTTCATAATAATTAATGGAACATTTATCAAATACAAACATTGTAATACATCATTATCCGTGTCCTGACGGTGAACTTTCGGCATCTATCTTTCAATCTAAATATAAAGATAGTATTTTTATTCCTTGGATGCATGAATATAAGGAGCAAACTATAGATATCATTATGAATTGTATTCAAAAACAAGAAAATAAACCAACAGTTTATTTTCTAGATTATTGTCCTGATTTTATAGTAGCGTTAAAATTTTCACATCTAGTTAAAAATGTAAAAGTTATAGATCATCACAAATCACCTTGTGATAAATTCAATGACGAACTATATGCATATTTAGAACAAAATTCAAATTTATCAAATATTAAATTAACTTTTAATAATGAAAAATCAGGTTGTCAATTAACTTGGGAATATTGTTATCCAAATAAAGAATACCCTTTGAGTGTTAAACATATTGGAAATCGAGATATTTGGGTATGGGATGATATTAATACTGAACCTTTTACATCTGCGTATCCATTATATTATGAATTAAAGAGTGAATTAACTCCAGAGGAAAGACTTGTAATTTATAATAAAATTCTAGCATGTGATGAAAATACATTTAATAATATAGTTAAGAAAGGGAAAACCCTAATTGAAAAGATGAAAAAGGAATGTTTAGATTTATTACCAACAGTTAAACCTTTAGTAGATTTTGATATAGATGGCAAACACTTGTTGGTAATTGAAATACCGATGACTAAATATCATTTGACGAAATATATACAGGAATTAGTCGAAAGTCAATATCCAGAACATCAAGTCTTGCGACTAGTATACAAAAAGGAACTACAAACTGTGTATTCCTTACGAAGTCTTCATAGTGAAATCCGGGTTGATTTGTTAGCTCAAAAATATGGTGGAAATGGCCATACTCAAGCAAGTGGTTACAGCATTAGTTTATAATTAATTTCATAAATAATATTATATAAATCATTATATTAATTATGCAAAGTATTTCAGATAAAATTAATATTTTATATAAACAGTTATTTTTATTAAAGACTCACCCTTTTTATAAAGATTTTGAAATTGTAGATGAGATTAATAATAAATTTATAAAATACAAAGAAAAAATGTCTAAAGAAAAAATAAATTATACGTCAAATATTGCTATTCCTAAAGAAATAAATTCAAAATTTAAAAAAGAGAATGAAAAATTTGATATGAACATTTTAAAACAATTATCTATAGAAATTGATAAACCAAATACTATTGATAATATAATAGAAATAGTTAATAAATTATATAACATGGATATACCTTCTAATGTTCCAGATTTAAACAAACTTGTTTCTTCTATGAAATCTTCTAATAAAATTAATATTGCTATAATTGGAGCTGGTCCAGTAGGTTTATTTTTAGCGTGTTATTTATTCAGATATTATAATTTTTCTTATGGATTAAACAATAGTCCAAAAGTTAATATTATTGTATTTGATAACAGGTTATCAAAAGAAGGATTTAAAAAACCATACACTCGAAATAGAGTATTTGCTTTTGATTCTTCTTTTTTTTCATTTATAATTCCTAATATATATAGTTGGGATAATTCTAATAATGGACTTTTGATATTTATTTATGTTTTGGAATATGTTCTATTCACACTGGCTTACTATACATTTAATATTCCATTTATATTTAAAGATTATAGTTGGGATGAGTATAAACAAGTTTGTAAAGATGCTAACATACAAATAGTGTTTGATTGCACTGGTGGAAGGTTAAACCCGCCAATTTTTAAGAAAGTTGATTCAGATTGGTTAGATATATTTAATAAAAATAAAACAAAGTATCCGAATCTAAACATTAGTCCAACAAATAATATTGTTACTTTGGATACAAATAAAGATAATTTTATTAAAAATTACTATTATGGAAATCTAAATATATATAATAATAAAAGTAATGAATTTATTAAAAAATTAGATATAACCATAACCAATTATCATGATTTAAAATTATTTATAAATATAAAAGATAAATTATTTACTAAAGAATCAATTCTAAAAATTATAAGCATGATAAAAGACGACATTGAACGGAATTTCATCTATAATACTATTTTAAAATATACTAATTTTAATTATAAGGTTGATATTTTTCATACTAACATGAAACATGCGATTGAGATTTCAAGAGTAGTTAATCATCAAAATCATAATTTTTTATACATTGCATCGGGTGATACTATTTATCATAGTCATTTTATAACTGGTTCTGGATTAAACAGAACCATTACAATTGCGGCTAAATGTGCTAATTTTACAACAAATATAAGTTTAATATAGTAATAATTAATATAAATATTATTATATGAAAAAAATAAATTGGACTACAATAGACAAACAAATGAAGAATTTAAAGTTTCCATTAACCTTTATTTATAATATTTTAAGAAGTCAAAATAAGATAGAAGATTATCATTTAAGTTTGATTATACGTTATTTTTTAAAAAATCATACTAAACTAACATTAGAATGTCCTCTATTCGTCATGTTTAATATTCTAGATGATAGCTTTGTTATTACTAAAAATGTAGTAAATGAATATTATTCTAGTATTTTAAAAAAATATATTTTTATTGGAACAATTTTGAAATTTAAAAATTCATATACAAATAATAAATTTTGGGAAAGTGATATTAATGAACAAAGATTATTATTGGAAAACTTACATATGGTGTTTAAAGCACATTTTGACTCGAGTTTATCTGGTCTTAATGGTGTTATAAAATTACTTTCACAATTAAAATGTAGAAATAATTCAGTTCCACTTACTCATATTAAATGGCGATTATCAGACAGTATTAAATTATTAGGAATCGACTTTCTGAAAAACAATAATATTCTATTAATATCCGAAAAAGATTTCGATAAACTAGAGGTGAGTAATAAAGTAAAATATATTCTATACTATTATACAAAAGTTGATAAATGTTTTAAATTATTGATTAACGTTTATGACCTCTTAATTATTTATGATATAAAAATTAAACAGATATTATCACCTAAACCAATTTATATAAATTTTACTACAATTTATTCTGATAATGATACCGAAGATATGAATATGTTATTAAATTAATAAAATACAAGTGTACCTTTGCCTTTTTCAAACTTTAATAAATTATAACTTCTATTTATAAATATTAATTCTATTTCTTGGGAGTTCTTATTAATATCAGTATTAAAATACTCATCTAGAAACTGTTTATCGAGTGAAATTTCTACACTTTTCCCTTTAACAACTGAAAAATTACAACTACCACTTGGTTGGTCTTCTTCTGGATAAAGTGAAAAACTTTGATAGTAGTATGATAATCCACATGTTGTATTATTTAATTTATTATGTTTTGTAGTGTATAGATAATAATTTTTGTCATTCGTTTGAAAATCTATTAGTTTAATATCATGTATCATCATTTTAAAATTATTTATAATTTTTTTGTTTAATAGTGATGTATTTAAAATATTTGGGTCTTTCTGACTAAATTTAGTGATACCATTTTTTAGTAATAAAGGTCTAATAAACCATAATATATCTTTAGTTGGTTTTAATATATCTATATCTGTTGTAAAAAATGGATTATTGTTAATATTTGTTGTAATTTGGTTAGGTAAATTAATAACATATTCTAACTTATTTTTAGCAAATTTATCTCTTTCAAGTTCATCTAAATAAATGTATTCAGAGAAAAATGTAAGTTTTGGTTTGGAAATTTTACTAACTAAAAGAGTTTCATTCATAAAATGAGGACTTTTATTATAATTTAAATTCTTACATACCTTTATTAAACTCGAGTTAGTTTCAAATTCAGAATTAACTCTAAAACTAATCCAATCTTGAAGAGTCATAGTATCATCATTATTACTACTATATTTAGTAAAAAGTAAGTCAAAATCACTAGTTGTTAGATTTGGATACTTAATTTTAAGAATTTCCTTTTTTAATTTTTTGAAGTAATACACATATATTCTTTCACGATCAAGATATTCTATTTTATCTATATCCTCATATGATAAATTATTATTTGATTCCCATAATGACATAGGATGTGTACTATTAAGGGTCACATGTTCAGTATATGGAAGTTCAAGAATTAGTAATTTATGATACTCATCATTAAAATCATAGAAATACATTATTTTATTTAGGTCATTAATAGTCACATTAAGATTAACTTCACTATGTTTCATACATACCAATGGTAATGAATTTGTACAACTTCTATTAAACCAAAAAATTAATGGTATATATAAATCAGAATTCTTCTTATCTGCATTTAAATTATTAACATTGTCAATATTACCAATTAATTCATTATAATTTTGTAATTCATTATCTTTTATGTTATGATTTTGATATATGTTAAAATAGTCACTTGTGTAACTCTCAATAACTTGACCATCTATTTCTACATTAAAATTAGAAAAATAATGATGACCTAAATTTTTAATCCAACTATATTCTATTTTACCAATGCTTATCTCGTCATACTTTTTTTTATAATAATTCATATTACTTTGATAATATACTAATTGCTTAATAATATTATTATATAAAGTTGTAATATTTTTTAAAAATGTCTCGTATGTAATCGTATTTGTGATATCATTGTCTTCACTACCAAATTTTCTATTTAAATTAGTAATATAACTAATTATATCTATTTTATCAATAATATCTTCATCTATTTGAAAAACAACCGTTTGTAATATATTATTATACGAATTTTTTAATGTTAATGTTTCATTATTAATGTTTTGATAAGTTATATCAGTTGATTTCAATAATCTTTGTACTTTCTGGTAAAATATTATTTGTATTTCAGAAAATTTGACCAAAGAATCATATTCTTTCTTCCACATGTTTTTTTTATCTTCCATTCTTTTTAATTTATTATTTTTCATTTGTATATATTCTGTATCAGTAATATATGAATCATCTAATTTTAATACAGGTAATTCTACTTTAAAAAAAGATCTATAAATTAAATCACCAAACTTTGGTATATTTAGAAAAAACATTTCTCCGTAATTAACTTGTTGATCTATGCTTATTTCATTAGTTTGAATTGAGAAGTTTGTATGTCTTCTATAAATTTTTTTGAAGAATGTTATTTCAGGCTTATTTGTTAAATAAAAATCTTGAATACCTGAACTCGCTATTTGAAGTAATCCTCCTGGCATATTACTATTAAAATAGTATTTAAATTTTAAATATGATTTTATTTAAAATTTATACTAATAAATCTTATTGTTCAACTCCCGCTAGTGGCCCAGTTAAAAAATGATAAAATGGTATAGATATAGCTAAACTAAAAACTGTTGGTAAAGTTGATAGATCAATTCCATAATCTGGTAAAAAATCTGATACTAAAATTGCAATTATTGTTTTGGTTGTATCAGTTAATGTTAACATAGTTGATGAAAATTCATTATTTAAAGTAGATTTATCTTCAGGTGATTTCTTAGATTTTCTTTTAAATACCAAGTTATAAAGAACAAATCCGGCTAAAACTAATCCTATATTCTTGAAACTATTTAGAGTAATTTCTCTTGAATTAATATTTGCTAATATTATTTCTTTAGATACTAACATAGTTCCAAAATATAATATATCACTTACAATGCCTTTATATGCATCGGTATCTAATTTTAATTTATTAATAATGTTATCTCTAATTTTATAAGTAAATAAATCATGAATTATAAAACCAGTCATAGTAGCTAAAACGGCTTGTAACCAGTCATGATCAAACATATCAAAGTTAATTTTAAGTAAATATCTTTTAATTAATTGATTCAATATAAATACAGTAACTGTTTTTGTTATACTTGCTTTAATCATTTGATAAGAGTTATAAGTTATCATATATATTTATTTAGAAAATTTACATACGTGAAAATTTCTAAATATTTATTCAAAAGATTTTGATAGTTGACTTTTAGGTAGATTTTTACATGGTATTATTTTTGGTTTAAGATAATATCCGGTTATATGATCAAAATTACTAGAATAACAAGTAGTTAAGCACCTTTTTCCGTACCAATAATGTAATAATTCTATATAATTTATTGGACCCCATACGTAAATTTTCCCAAATTTAAATCTAACTCTTTTTTCTAACCAACTAAATGGAAAACCATACCAACTTGTCCACCATTTTTCATTAATTTGTGTACATGTATTTGATTTTGGACCACATCTTTTAGTTTTACCATTCATATTATCTATCGGGAAGAGATCTATGAATGGATATTTCTTATCATTAAAATAAATTTTTAATAATTTCCAATCTTTTTCAACTACTAACCCATATTTTAAAAATTCACTTTTTAAATTTAATATTTTATCTATATCTTTTCTTAAAATATGAATATCTGCGTCATCATCCCATTCAATCATTTTCCAATGCCTAACTGCTCCTAATAATGTTCCATATGCAATGGTATAATAAATACCATTTTCATTAAAAATTTTATCGATAATTTTTAATCCATAATTAATGTTATTACGTAATTTATAATTATCATAAGGACCGTTGTTAATATTCTTTTTTATATCCATATTCTTTTTTATATCCATATTCTTTTTTATATCCATATTCTTTTTTATATCCATATTCTTTTTTATATCCATATTCTTTTTTATATTATTATTGTGGTTAGACATACAATATAATGATAGAATTAATAATATGAAATATATCAAATAATTCACACTTGTGTGATTCATATTATTAACATCTATATATTTTTTAAACTCTTCTTTTTTAAACTCTTCTTTTTTAATTCTATTTTATAGATTTATTTTTAAATACTTTTAAATTTAACACATATATTGGAACAATGTATTGTTAATCCTAATCATTTATAATCCCTATCATTTATTTTTTCATTTCTTTATTAATAATATCATTAATTTTTTCTTCATTCGCAGCTTTATATTTATAGTTTTGATAATATTTTCTTGTTTTTACAAGTTGATTATTTATATCTTTCAAATTAGTAAAACTCCATAAATAATTATAATTCCAAAATTCTTCACCATTATCTAGTAAATCAGTAAAATACTTTTTATTATTAACTATATCTTTGATTAGTCGACCATTTCTTCTACTAAATAAAGTATCCTTGTCGACATCCAAATAAATTTTATTATTAGTAGGAATATCAATATGATAATCATCAAACATAAAAAAATGACCTACTAATAAATATTTTTGCTCTTGTTTATGTAATTTTTCAAATTTATTTATTATATAATTGGTATAATTTTGTTCATATGTTTTCTCTAAATTAATCTGCGTTTTTGTTTTCTTTCCTGTTGGTTTAAAATTTGAAAGTTTTTCCATTATTTTGATATTTTCTAATACTGGTTTCTCAATAAATTTATCTTTTAATTGATCTGTATCAATCACTTTTAAATTAGGATATTTAGATTTAATCTGTTTACCAATATATGTTTTCCCTGATCCAGGGGCTCCTCCGATATGCATAATAACAACCATTTATATAACTTATCATATATAATTTTTTCAGAAAGTAAAATAATTATTTTTAAAGTTATTTTTATTTAACGCATTAAATAAAATTTTTATATTAAAAATTTTTATTAAAAAAATATATATTAATTGGTTTAAAAGTTAGAACTAATCTTATATTATTATATATGAAACTATTTGATTATAAATTTTTAATTTTATTGGCGTTAACATTAGTAGTTTATTTTATATTTAGAGAGGTATTGGATTTAAGAAATAAAATTGATACACTACAAACTAATATTGATAATAATAAACTATTTGAAAATAAACAATCTAATGAAAATAATATAGATATTGCTAATCCGCAACCTACTGCTGTAATTCCATTTCAGATACCTTTACCAGCCAAGGTCAAGACCGAAGTACCTAAATTAGTACATAATAAATTATCAACAGTAGATGAATCACAATATGTTAGTGAAACAGAATCGGTGTCTAATTCAGATAATCAAGAAAGATTAGCTATATATTCAAATGATAATCATGAAGATATAGCTGAAGATTTTAGTTTAGATGAAACTTCAGAGATGAATACAGAAGATATCCTTAATAATATATCAGATAAAGAATCTAATATTAATTCAGAAGAACATATGGTTTCCAAAAAAAAAACTTTATTGGTCGAAATTGAAAGAAATGACATGAATGAAGATTTTGAAGGAAGTGACATGAATAGCATGAATGACATAAATGAGATAAACGCCAATATTAGTGAAAGTAAACATACAATTGCTACATTAATGAGACTAAAATTGAATGAATTACAATGTTTAGCAGAAGAACACCGTATTGATATCTCAAATTCAGAGAAAGGTAGGAAAAAAACCAAAACAGAAATATCAAATGATTTATTACAGTATTTTCAATCTGCATAAATTATTTAAAAATTTAAAAATTATTGTTTAAAAATTTTGCAAATCAATGTAGACATTTTAGGTTAAATAATTTTTAAATTTCTAACACTATATATATAATATGGATAATCGCTTTTATAAACATGGATGTCCTCCATTAATGTCTGATGGAAGATTCTTAACAAGTTACGTTGATAGTGACGTTATGAATCAATATATTAGACACGTAAATAAAATAAAAAGTGCCAATGATTTTAGAATATTTTTACAAAAAAATGGTGACACAATTATCAATAGAGAAAGAGCTTACTTAATTAAAAAGAACACTTGTAATGTTAATGGTGTATGCTTTAAAGCTGGATGCGCAGCAAAAGAGTGCAGAGGAAGTTGTCCATGTAACAATGACCCATTTTGCGACAATCATTAAATCACAAAAGTGCTATTTAGGTAGAAATTATTTCTATCTTGATTAAAACTCGAAGTTCAATCGCCAATGTACTATTTATAACGACACTCAAACTATTAGTTGTAATCGAAGGGGTATATGTTATATAAACTTCAGTAACATTTTCATTAATATTTCTTTTGGATAAAACTATTGTATTTATAACGGGTGTAGTCATACTCGTGTTATATGTACCATCAATTCTTAAATGCAAATGTTTGTCGTTAGATAACCCAGTAATTATTATATGTCCATTAATTAAATAGTCAAATGGATTATATGAACCATTTAGTATATAATTACTAATATTTTCCAGAGTAAAAGTAGTAGTATTAGCACTTGATAGTAATATTTGATTTTGTACAAAAGTTCTTACACTTGGGGTTATATTTGGAATAATATTATTAGTGTTATTATTTTCAATAATTAATGATGGATAATTTTGAATATTAGCACCTTTAATATCTAAACTACCAACCATACTAATACCATCATAACTGTCTATTTTTATTATTGGTGTTGAAGTATTTATATGACATATACTAAAAGTAGTTTGTGAACTTTCAGCACCAAATATAATATTTACATCATTAGAAGTATTTTTGTCAAAATATAGATCTCTATAACAATGATTTGAAATATTACCTACCTTAAAATATGGCGTCGTAGATGTTGTAGTAGTATCAAAACTAATACTACTAGAATTATAGATATAGCTATTAGCTAATGATAATTTTATATTCTTGGTAAAATCTACAAGGTCCTCTTGTAACTGAAATGTCATATATGTGCTTTCTGTATTATTATTATTAGTTAGAACTATACTAAAATCCTTACCTAAACCAGATATTATATTTCCACCATGTAAAGTTATGTTATTCACCTCAATATTTGTATAATAGGGACTTTGTGAACTACTTGTATTGTTTAATGAATTAATAAAATCTTGTTCTGAATTTGAAAACCCAGTATTTGAATCTTTATTCACATCAAAATTATAATCATCAGATATATAGGTAAATCTTACGCTAGTTTTACCATCACTAAACCTTTTCTTAGAAGAAGATTGAAATGAGTAGGTTGTATCATTTATAAAAGTACCTAATGGTAATGTTATAATCCCAACCTTATCAGGACTTATACCACCACCAGAAAATTGATCATTTTTTGGAAAATAAAAACCATTAATAAAATTATCTATACTACTCGATGAATTTCCGATACTAATACAATTATCTTTAAATTTAATCTGATCAACATCTATATAGGCATTTGTACCTGTAAACCTAATAGAACCTTCAACATCAAGAGAATAATCAGAATTAATAGACGATGTTCCAATTAAAAGATTTTTCTCAATTCTAGCATCACTTACTATTCTAATTATTGAATCAGTAGATGTTATACTAGCAGTAGTTAGGTTCTCAATAGAAGTTGACTCTCCTGTAATATTCTCTAAAACAGCTGTTGTCTCTAAATTAACTTCACCAGTTGCTAAACTTTCATTTAATACTTGTGTAATTAAATCTGTAGGAATAGAGGTAACAACTATTTCACTACCTAACCCAGATATTGACCTAACACTTGAAGTATTTACTAAAGGTGGTGGTCCATATTTATAAAAGTTATTCATTAATATAATTAAACTCTTAGATTTTAAATATATATCGAAAAAAAAATTTAAATTTATATTATCTAATAATAAATATATGTCAAAAACATTTTTTAGTAGAGAATTTACAAATCATAGAAATATATCTAGCATAAATCCAGCTAAAATAGAAGCAGTATTTTCTGTGATAGGAAATATGAACACTGACGAATTAAGGAATGTAACTACCAAGTATCAAGTTCCATTAAGTGTAACAGATAAGGATGGAAATAATTTAATACATAAAGTAGTAGAAAATTTATCCGAACAATATAATCAACATAATAAACTTAATATGATTAAATTTCTAGTAAATAATAATGTAAACCCCGATGCACCCAATAAAGATAATATTACTCCTTTACATCTAGCTTGTTTAAACCAATATTCTGATATTATAAGTTATTTACTTTCACCAGAAATTAAAGCAAATCCAAATTATCAAGATAATATTGGTAATTCACCTTTTCATTATTATTTAAATGGATTACTCAAGATATACAAACCACAATATGTTAATGATTTTATTATTTCTAATAAAACTAAGAAAGAATCCAAGGAAGAAGATAATTATAAAGATATTCAAAAAACTATTTGGGATAAAATTAAGAATGAGCCAGGTATTAAAGCCATTGAAAATACAATCCCTATTACATTTTTATTAAATTTGGACCTTAAAGATGAATATGATAAATTCACCAAGAAGATTGGTTCTGGTACCCAAAATTATAAAGATGGTGATTGGAAAAGTTACAAAGAAGAATTAACAATATTATATGGCGCAATTGAAGCAAAAATGAGACACGAAGATTATTGGAATAATTTTAAGTTTGATGACTATCCTTCACCTGATTTTAAAGTAAAAGATGAATGTCAGGGAAAAATTAGTGAAAGTATTGATAATATCCTAGAAAATATTCATGACTCAGAAAGTTCTACAATAGATAGAGAAAATATATTTAATGATTATTATAAAATTAGACAAGAAACTATTAAACAAGTATATACAATTGATAGTTCGGCCAATTATTTTAAGAATATAAATAAACCAGAGTTGGAAATATTAGATAAAAGTATTAGTAGTATCGACGGAAATTATCTTTCTGATTATAACTCAATTAAAACTAGCCTAGCAGGCTGGAATAATTTTGTAGATCCAAGTAATAATAATAATACATGGTTTTATACCAATCATGTATTAAATCAACAATTTCAAGCTGATTGTTGTCTTGATGGCGCTGATAATTATATTGATTTAGAACAAAAAATTTTTATTGGTGGTGCTAGAACTATTTTATTTAATAAAAAACCTGACGATTTTTTGGAAAATGTATCTGAATTATTTAAGAATAATAAGGAACAGTTACTTGTGAGTAAATCTTATAAACTTACGGATGATCTTAAGGATATGTCATATGAACACAAACTAATTCATAAATATTTATATACAGATGATTTTTCCGTGGATTTCCAGTTTGATAAAGAATTAAATGTATTAAATAACATTGAACCTATTTATAAAGATAATTTAAAAAGAAATAGAAAAAAACAAACCAAGTTCATTACAGATTTTCATGTAACTTATAATTTTATTATGAATAGATATTGTAAGGAACATAGATTACAGGTAGATATTGGAATTCAAAGTTTATTATATTTAGCAGGATATATTAATCATTCAACCCTTGGAGATAGAAGATTATCATTAACACATGCAATAAAGCCGCTATTTATAAAGGATTTATCTGATATAGCAAATAAATTTAGTAGTAATGATGAAAAAACAGCTGTATTATTATCTTTATGGTTATATTTCTTGTTATCCGACAAATTATTTAATAACTTATATGATGATTTACAAACTATTAAGAAATTACCTACACCTTTTCAAAATATATTTAAAGATGGTACTGATGCTGGTACAGTTGCTGAATATTGTTATTTACTATATACAAAAGGTACAATTGACAAGCCTTTAAATGACAAAATGACAGCAATAACCGGTGGAAAAATGTATATTAATAAGACAGAATGGTTAGTTTATGCTATATCTAAAATTTATGGAAAAAATAAACAATCACCTATATTGAATCATGTAGTGGATACTATTTTTATAATAAGGTGTATAGAAGGAGCGAAGGATGATGAAATATATAAATATATTCAAAACATTGATATTACTCCTAATGCGTATAAAAATGAGATTAATTGGCAAGAGGTTATATGTACAAATGTTAAATTTGTTCCTGGTACTACTTACACTAAGATTTATGATAAAATTGTTCCTAGTAAAAGATTTATTGCTATGAAATTAATAGAATTAGAGAATAGTACTATAAAAAATAAAGAATATCATATTAATTATTATTGTAAAAAATTTACTGAATCTTATTTATTAGGGTTAAATTTTATAGACTGTTTTCCTATTCAAGAAACAGATATTCCAGAAATGGAACTTATAGATGTTAATGGTACTAAGAAATTATCTTATCATAATAATAAAGGTGTTAGACCATTCTTGGGATTTATTAAAATAAAAAAGAAAGATGATTTTAAAGACTTTTGTCAAAACAGGCCATTTGATGTAGAAGATGGTACAAGTTATCCAGAGCTTTATGTATCACTTTATACAAATGATTTGAGACCATCCTCTAAAAATGGATTATTATATGTTTTTAATAAATTAAATCTGACTTTAGCTAAACAATTTAATGAAATTATTAATATAAGTGATTTCCCTACAAGATTAGCCAAGTACCGGGATAGAATACTAATTGATGGTCGTACAAGTTTAGGTTCCTTAGTTCCAATAATATATCCTGCCTTATTAGCAAACTATGATTTAAGTAGTAAAGCATTAAATTTATTAAAAAATTGTGTTCCAGATAAGGATGCTATCTCTTATAATTATAAAGACGTAAATAAAATAAACTATGATATGATAACTTCTTTTGTTGATGGAATTAACAATATTAATTCCTACTATTTTATCAACTATTATCTTAATACTACAGATAGATACGTATCTATACCCTCTTTCTTTTATTATAAAATACCCACAAAAGAGAGTCAAGAAAAATCATATATTTTTGATTCAAGTGGAGACACGTTATTTTTAGATGATACGTATAATTCACCACCATTACAGGGTACTGTTGAACAAATTGAATCAAATGGCAATTCAACCCCTGCAGACTTGTCCGATACCGGCTTAATTTCAAAAGTACCTTATTATCGAGAAAGTGACCAGACAATAGAACATAATAGTAATTATATCACATCAATCTTGGATGGTATTAAATTCATAAATCCTACTACTGTTAAAAAATATATGAAATTAAGTAAAGAGGCGCCTTTACCTCCTTCATTGAAAGGTAAATATAGTGAATTTTATCGAATAATGTTAAAAAAGATAATGACTGAATATCGTAATAAGGATTTTGATTCTGATTATGTCACAATTTCAACATTTAAGAATAGTTTATTTAAAAATATAGAAGATTTAGATAAAGAGAATGTCTTAAACGATGTAGCTTTTAAATTAATATCTGATATTACCAAAAGATATTTTAACTGGTTTATTAGAAAGGGTGCTTCTAATATATTAACCCGACAATATAAGAATATTAAGATTAATAAAGATGATATCAAATTTATATTTGAAGCAGGACAATTTGACGTAGGGTTAACAGATTTAACTAAAAATTTATTTAAATTGCCAAATATTTCGGATAGTATAACCACTAATTTTTATAGAATAAATGAAATATTACCTAAACCATCCGGATTTTTATTATATTCTAATGATTATACGGGAACAAGAATTGATAAGACTTTTAATGAATTTAAAATCGATAATGATATTTTATTAACTATGATAATTGGCAGTGCTAGACCATATTTAAAAAATTACGAAAATTCAACTCCTATAGTATCTGTTTTAAGAAATTATTATCATCCAGTTTTCGATAATCTATCAAAAAAATCTATTTCTTATGATTATTATTCTTGGTTAAATACTAGTAATATTGAAGAGTCACCTAATATGTATATTTTTAATGAATTAAAGAATCATTCTAATAAACTTCTTAATAATTGCGAGGACTATTCTTGTATTTTGAATAACTTTTCATTTAATCAACATAATAACATCAAGTTAATGATTACAAGTAATTCTAAATTTGGTAATAATATTCTAAGAAATATGGAATTTTCGTATTCTATGATTGGTTATATCACAAATCAATATCTATTTAGACAAATTTTTAACACTACTGATAATTTTATAAATAATGATGTAAATGATTTAATTAAGAATAATGAAATTAAAGACTTTAGTAATAATGCTTATCCTATTTCAAATAAGATATATCTAAGTAAAATAAATAAGTCTAATTACCGTCACTTTTTAGAAGAAGCGCGTGATATTATGGTTGCTGAAAAGAAGGATATATTTAATAAAATTAAAAAACAAAAGAATAATAGAACGTTATTAAAAGATTTTAAGATATATGACAAAAGATTAGTTAGTATAAATGAAGACTATAATAGAATGAGAAAAATTACAAGAAAAATTAAGAATATTGAAAAATTAATGAAAGGTAATACGAATAATATGGTATCTACTGAATTTCAATATGATATTATCAAGTTTTATGATAACTTGATTGAAAAAAATAATAATAATAGAGGATCATATATTGAACTTTGGAAAAAATATCTTTCTGATGTAAAATTTGATGATAAAAAGGAGTTCAATTTATTATTAATTAGATTAACTAAAGAAATATATGATAAAATTAAAGATAACAAAGAACCAAATCATTCTCATCTTGAAATAATTAGTAAAAATATTAAAATATTTGAACATATTGAAGGATTATGCGACAATTACTTTAAAACTCAAAGATATTTAGAAAATAACGATATTTTGATATTCATTAAAAGAGTGTTAATACATATGACTCAAAATATTATTTGTTTTGGGTTTGAAGTATCATTGAAGAAGATTTTGGTTGAATATTTTGCTAATAAATTTCAAGAGAAAAACACTAGTACTATTATAAATATTGTTACATCAATGTTTCAACCTACTCTTAGAGCAGATAGGAAGGATTTAATTGAAGATTTATACGGAATAGAAAATAATAATTATGAAGGAAGTGTTGCTGAACAATTGGTTACTAATTCTAATTCTATTTTCTTTAATAAGTCTGATGAATTAGGTTCAACTATAATTACAACTAAACAGATTTTAACAGATTATACCAATATGTTAAAAGTAGCTACAACTGTTGATATTTCAAATGATATATTTGTAAATAGTAGTATTAATGCTTTAATAGACTATTATGATACAATTACAACTAATACTATTAATAATTGGCAAGTAACAATAGAAAACTATTTTAAATTTTATATTAATCAATATAGAATATTAAAAACTTTAAAGAGTATCAATAATTAAATATCAATCTCTTTTTTTAATTGATTTCTTTTAATAGAATCAATAAATTCTTTTATGAAACTAACATCATTAGAAAATTTACCGGTTCCTTTTGGTTTTGAAACAAGTTCAAATATTCTTATAGTAAAACTGAAATCTGTATTTTCAAAATCAATAATTTCCCCTTTAGAGTCAGTAATCTTCACATTAATATCACTAATCGTAGGTATAGGTACCTCAAACTCGATTGGACTATTAACAAAACTATTATAAATTACATCTCCTTGTGTTCCAGTTAATAACACTTTAGCAAAACAACTTTCTATTCCATTGTTTAATATAACTGATTCCATGTTATTAAGATATATTAACCAATAATTAGTTTTACCAAATAACTGTAATACTGTTTTACTATCAGATGAGTTACCAACAGTATCTAAATTATTTGGATACGCATATTCATCAATATTAGTAATAACTGGACTAAAATTAGTAATAGATTGATTATTACCAACATTTTTAAATCCTAATATTTCTCCTAATGTATCTGATTTATTAAATAGAAATCTTATTTTTGCCGCTGTTTTAATTTTAATACTTGATCCTCCTTTCATATTTGAAGAGCCTGTTATTGTATTAAATGGTACTAAAATAATAGAATAAGTTTGATCTGTTTTATTAATATCAAAAATTTTATGAGTTGTATTAATTGAAGATTTAGGTATTTGTCCAATTGCTTCTGAATTAGATATAGTAATCATATCTTCCTTTTGAACAAAATTATTTCGATGTTTAATATCTAATTTAAAATATTCCTTACCGTCAATAGTAATGTTTGTTTCAGTAATTGAATTGGGAAGTATTGTTTCAGAGAAAGCGTTAAATTCTATTTTATTAGTAAACGTATTTAATTTAATTTCAAATTTATTAAAAATTTGACTTTCTGGAGTTGAATTAATTCTTTCAACTTTATTCATTAATGTTGACATACTTTCAATTAGATTTGATGCATTATAATTACCAGAAGGAATTGATATTTCATAAATTTTATCACCATCATCTAAATGCTGCCAATATAATTTATTATTTCTTCCTTTTTCAACAACATGATCTGTAAAAGGGAATTCAGAACTAACCATATCTATTCTAACTACATTTGTAAAATTATTTCGGAGGTTAATAGTAAATTCACCAGCATTTGGATATCCCGATATCGTTCTAATAATTTTAAATATAGATACATTTGAACCACCTCCTTGTCCTATCAAATATGATTTTGATTTAACATCAATCCAGAAATAATCATTTTCAACACTTGTTATTTCTTGATACCCCTGTCTTCGATCATGATTAATAGGATAATCCGAATTAATATAATATAAAGGAATACCATTTATTGACATAAATTTAATATTATAAGTATGGGGTATTCGATATAGTTTATTGTTTGATGATGTAAAACTAAAATCTAATTTAACAAATAAATAAGTATCATGAATATTTTCAGGAGGAACTCCCTCTTCGCCGAATAATGTTTGTAGTGTTTGAAAAATAGTTGATGATTCGACTAAAGTATCAACTCTGTAAGATTCTATTAAATCAGTATACGTAAGAATAGTTTTTGGACCTATTAACATATTAATAGGGATCATTTCATAAAATTGTGTAATAGGATTACTATTACTATTAATTTCAGATATTAAGTTAATATCCATTTTGATTTCATTAATATAATCTTTATAATTTATTGGTATATTATGGTTTGGTACTTTTATTATCAAATGATCTAATCCATTTAATAAAAAAAGAGAATTAGAAAGAGTAAGATTTAAACTCTCAACATTAGTAATTGTTACCAAGTCGCCAACTGACATTCCATGATTCGGAAATGTAACCTTAATTTGATTACTACCTTTTCTTGTCTCAATTGGATTTGGAGGTAAATAAATATTATTTGATTCATAAATATTCTTAGGCTGTTTATTCCTATATTCTGAATCAATATTAAGTAGAGAGATCTTAACATTGTCTTCTCTTAAATTATTTCTAATATCTTCATCATTTTTTAACATTTTACCTAATTTATCTTTAATATTATCTAAATCTTGAATATTATAATTTGATATTTCCATTATTAAGAATATCAAATTATATTTAAATTGATTTTTGTTAAATTATTCATTATCACTTATAAATACATAATAAGTTAAAAATAGAATAAATAAAACCATACCATATCCACCACCAACTAACTTCCATCTTCTTCTTATCCAAGATTTGAATGAAGTCTCAATTGCTAATGCTAAAATTTTTTCTTTAATATTAGAATTCATTAAATTAAATTTTAAGTGACGATAGTACATATTTCTAACTTCCTCAGAAGTATATTTTTTTACTGTTACAAAGGTAGAGCTTAATTTAGAAATAGATTCTTTAAAACTATTTGAATCAACATGTTCTTTGATTATTTTATTTATAGAATCTTTATCTTTAATATCCAAGTTCTTAGTTATATGATTTACAATTGTAT